AATAATATCTTTGCGGCAACATCGCTGAAAAAGTATGGTTCGTTAATAGATATTGCATGTTCAACCATTGCTTTTAAACAGATTGTTATTCCTCGCAGATCATATTTTGATAACTGAAATTTCAATTCGATATACTCTGCCTTATATAGTATTTTTTTCGTAGAAATTTCACTTTCATCTTTTATTTCTTTTATATCCTTTGCAAAAGATTTGCTGACTTGCTTCACTTCATCTTTAACCTTCTTATCTATTGCAATCACATTCCAAATCTGCCATCCGATTAACATCGTCACTAAAAGCGATAAAATCCCTACTATCACCCCGATATAATCTATACCTATTTCCGGCTCGGATGGCAACGAAACGCAAATAGCGACAACGCTACATATAATTGCAGCGATCGACAAACAGTTACTCCAATATGATTTGATTCGGTTTTTCATGTTGTTGCGGGGTTAGTGGTTATTTCATTTTTATAGCACCATCTAATTTACTTTTTTCAACTTTTCCATTACTTGTATACTTATTTAAAAGAGCTTCAATAATTATATTATTAGCCTCTGTACAAGAGGGACCTAGTCTTACCATAATATTATCGATAACTTCTTGTTTCAGTTTTAAATAGTATTCTTTGAAAGGTAGTTCAATGTTGTTTTTTATATTATAAATCATTTTAGGAGAGCCATTTATACTTGTATATTTATCACACGGAATAGCAACAAGGGAGAATCTAGTTTCTTCTTGAAATTTCCAATATTTTCGTTTGTATTTTCCTACAAGAGAGAAGGCTATATTACAACCGCCATTATTCCAAATAAATGCATCCTTAACTTTTTCATTAGGATGATCAACGTATGTAATATTCCTTTGAAAGAAGTTTTTACTATTTTTCGTGGGAATGAAAAACATACAATCGTTACGAATAATTTCGCTTAATGGTATCAATGTATTTTCCTCTTGTTCCGCAACTTTGATGTATTGGGTATCTTCGGCTTTGTACTCACAAAACATATCTTCGTCAAGCTCTATTCGTATTCCTTTACCTTTCTCGGCGTACATACTCCACAATGCTATATTTTCTTCACTCGACTTTGTCCAACAAGAAACAAACATATATTTTCCAAGTTTTACGCCATCTGATGTATATCCGGCTTCTTCTAAGTCATCAACAGTATCTAATCTATTAAACTTGATTGTTCTATTTTTTAAAATTAGAGCCAAAGTTTCTATTGAGGTATAATGGTATAGTTTCATTGATATTTATAAGCAAGATGATGATTACTTGTTGAGTATTTGAACAACCTTTTCTTTTAATCCCATTTTAATAAATTCATCGTTATCTACATCTAACTCAATAACGACTCGGGTAGGCTTACGATGATGACAGCGAGTTTCTTCAAGTTCCCTTTTTAATCTTTCTATTTCTTTATGTGCAAATTCAAGTTTTTCTTGAACAGACTTATCAGAGTTAATATCATCATTTTCTTGAAAAAAAGCTGTTATGGGGACCTTTAGTATGGTTGAAAGTTCACGAAGCACTGACGTGTTTAAGTCTTGCTTTGATAGCATATCATATACAGCCTGTTTTGATCTACCTAGCTTTTCGGCTAATACTGGAATTTCAAGATTTTCTTTACTTGCTAATTCTTTGATTCTTAATCCTATATGCATATGTTAAAGATTTTATTGAAATATAATTCAAGAAAAACTTGTCTAAAATTAAAGTTTTTCTTTACTTTGCATCATCAAAGTTAATGAATGAATGAATAAGTAACAAATAAAACGAAGGAATTATGAAAGCAACACCAATCAAACCAACACGAAAGAACTTACTTGATTTAAACGTAGGCGATCCAGTATTCTTCGATAAAGACAAAGAAGATACCGCAAAGGCAACGGCAAGCCAACTTAAAAGAAAGGGATTAGCTTTATTCAAAACGAAAGCAACCGAAACAGGAATCTATTTAACACGACTACAATGACGACAGCAGAACGTTACAATGAGAAACTAGCGAATGAAATCAACCGAATTTATGACGCTACGAGAGAACTAACCTTTAGTAAAAATATGTCGGCGGAAATCGTCGGAGGTCGCCGGAGGTTGGAGGATTTAGTAGGACGCGGGAAAATCGCAACTGATAAGCCAACCGCACATCAACACGGTAAATGGAGGTGTAAAGCGTCCGACGTACTTAGATACGCTTATAGTGAAGAATATCCAAATTAAAACGAAACATTATGTTAACACTCAAACAAAGTCCTATCGCTATCATCTTAATGCTCCTAGCGTGCAGCCTCGCAGATGGCGACCCGAAACCGGGTAAACTTATCATTGCACTTCTGATCGTGTTTCTAACGATTATCTATGTGCTAGTCTGTAACTATATAAACGTAAAAAGACATGGCGGCGAATCATCAATGTATCGGTAACTGTCGAATGTGTACGGTGCTAGGCGCATGTCCTGCTGATACTCTAACTTGCGAAGATTGCGGCGAAGAAATCGAACCGGGCGAAGAAATCGAGATAGAAGTCGAAACGTATGAACGCGGCAGACGCGGTACGAAAATAATCACTGTTTGCGCTCGCTGTTATGAGTCGCTTTATCAAGGTGGATCGGATAATTTTTAAACAAAACAATAAAACCTTACGGTGTATAGGTAACTGTATATGAATATGGGTACAAATAATAACTCAAAAGGTAGTGAAATTGGTTTTTGCGGGCTTCTTACTATTGTTTTCATTGTATTGAAACTCACAAATTGTATTAATTGGTCTTGGTGGTGGGTAACGTCTCCCTTATGGATTCCCATAGCTATTTTGATAACTGTAATTATTCTCGTTTCCATACTGAAAGCAATATTTAAATAACCAAACAACACGATTATGACACATTGGAAAACTCAATTTAATTATGACTATTTAGGCGCTTACAGCCTACCGGACGGAAAAGATATAGTTCTCACCATCCGTGAAACGAAAAGAGAACAGGTAGTCGGTGCGTCTGGAAAGAAAGAAGAATGCTTCGTCGCTTACTTCTTCGAGAATGTAAAACCGATGATCCTCAACCGGACGAACTGCAAAACTATGACGAAGATTTTCAAAACACCGAATTTCGAAGAATGGATAAACAAGCAAATTCAGATTGGCGCGGTGATGGTAGACGCTTTCGGCGAAAAGGTTGATTCGCTCCGTATTCGTCCATTCATCCCGAAAGTTGAAAACTCATTGCCTACGGTTGAAACTGGATCGGCGATCTGGAAAAACATTCTAGACGCATTGGCGGGCGGCTATACAGTTGCGCAAGTCCAAATGAAATACAAACTAACAAAAGAACAAATCAAAGAATTAGTAGCACATGAAATCAAGTGAACAAAAGGAATTTGAATGGAAAGAAAAGAGATGTGGCAAAATAACAGCCTCTACGCTTCCCGATTTGATGAAAGCGGGCAAAGGATGTCCGTTCGGTAAAGCCGCGTTGGATGCGATGTATTTAGTACGATACGAGCGTAGGACCGGGATGATGCGAGAAAACGGAAGTGCAAAGGCTTTTGATTGGGGGCACGACAACGAACCGTTAGCGGTTGAGTGGGTACGGAGTCAATTAATGAACGAGATCAAGTCGTGTACAACCGATTTTTACGACATTGTTTTCAATGAACCGTTTGAAGGGTTCGGAGATTCACCCGATTTCTATGTGTATGGATTCGACGGGAAAGTTATCGCTCTAGGCGAAATCAAATGCCCGATGTCGCAGGGTAAAATCGAATCTTTGCAATACCATCGACGAAAAGGACGAATATTATTGGCAGTTCCTCGGTCATTTTCTCGGTCGCCCGGACGTAGACAAATTGTATTATGTCATTTATGACGGCTATGTAAATGAAGGTCGAATACTTGAAATGAATCGCGCCGATCATGTGGAGAATATAAAGAAACTCTATGACCGTATCCGGTTAGCTAGTGAAATGATAGACGAATCTATTCGTTCCGGTCTGGATTTACTTGATTGTGTCGATAAGGCAAAATCGGTCCTAGAATTAAAGATACAGATCGAAACGTTAAAGCCGGATGCGAAAAACAGCGTACCGATCAAAAATCAGATTTATAAGCTACGGAAAGAAATACGCAAACTGACAAAGAAATAACCGTCACAACACTAACACAACACGATTAATCACATTTTTTATAAACGCTTTAATAAACACGAAATTATGCACAATTGGTTTTTAACAAAAATCCGTTACGAGAAAGTAATGGAAAACGGAATGCAAAAGAAAGTAACAGAACCGTATTTAGTAGATGCGCTAAGTTTTACTGAAGCAGAAGCGCGAATAACCGAAGAAATGACTCCGTTTATCTCCGGTGAGTTTACAGTGTCCGATATTTCCCGCGCACATTATAGCGAGATATTTACGAGCGAAGAAGATTCTTCCGATAAATGGTATGCCGGACGACTCGCTTTTATTACGGAGGACGAAGTAAGCGGCAAAGAAAAGCGGACTTATACGAATGTTCTGGTACAAGCCGCAGACATTCACGACGCAATGAAGAAACTCGACGAAGGTATGAAAGGAACGATGGCGGATTATTCTTCGATTTCGTTGAAAGAAACGGCGATTGTAGATGTCTACCCATATGGAGTAAAGGAGGGAGAAAGTAAATGAGAAAGATTCTGTTTGTTTTAATGGCTCTTTGCCTGTTCTCGTGTGATCGGAATGGATTAAATAACCATTTGGTTAAAGACGCCAAAGGCAATGTCTATTTTTTAAGAAGTATTTCGGGCAATGGATACCATGTATACAAATGTGATTCCCTTGCGGCTGATTCTCTTAAATTCTAATAATAAGCCGGGTGAAAGTCCCGGCAAATCGGATAAGTGGCGGAATTGGTAAACGCTCCACCCTAGTGCGTGGAATTGGTTCCGATCGTGACGGACGTTCGCAAGCGGTCTGCGACAAATCTCGGTTCAAATCCGAGCTTATCCACATTCACAAACCAAAATAAAGACATGGCAAAGTATAACAATGTAAAGATAGAGGGATACGACTCTAAAAAGGAGTATCGGCGCGCTAAGGAGTTGAAACTACTCGAAAAGAAGGGGATTATAACCGGATTGCAAGAGCAAGTAAAATACGAGCTTATTTCGCCTCAATATCGTTTCTATGAAGTGCAGGGAGTGCGGAAGATGTTGCGTAAAAAGGAACTTCTAGAACGAGGCGTTTACTATATCGCGGACTTCGTTTATTATCGAGATGGCGAGTATGTCGTTGAGGATACGAAAGGAGTTCGAACAAAGGAGTATATAATCAAACGGAAGCTCATGCTTTACGTTCATGGAATCAGAATACAGGAGGTATAAAATGGCGAAGAAAACAACACAGGTACAAAAAAGCGATTGCCGGACGTGTCGGAATGGTGGAGAAGAAAAGAACTTTATTTGTTATTGCTCCGTCCTTAAAGTGGGGCGGTCCATAGGGATAAGGATTTGTAGTTATTATGTAGCGCGATAGACTTTATAAGTGTGATGAATATAGACGGATATACGCTAACTGAGAAGATGAGAAAAGCGAGACGACGTTTCAGATTTACCGCCACCGAACAAGCCCTATTTTACGAATTAGTGGCTATTTGTAACGGCGAAGATTGGAGGGACGTTTTCGATTGCTCGAACATTGAACTTTGTTTTGCGCTTAATGTGAATGAGAAAACACTAATAAAAGCCCGTGAGTCTTTAATAAATGCAGGATTGATTTATTATAAATCTGGTAAAAGTAGACGTGTTGTTAGTTCCTATTCTTTTGTGAAGGAGTTTAAAACTACCGTAATGACTACCGTAAATAATACGGTAGATAATACGCCCGATAAACCAACCGATAAGAGGGGAGATAAGACAACCAATAATACTACCAATAGTACGGACTATAATAAACTAAAACAGAAACCAAACGAAAATATACTCTCTAAAGTCTCTCATGGAGATTTTGATTTTATATCTAACGAGTTTTTAGAGACGTTTATTCTTTGGCTTGAATACAAAAAAGACAGACGGGAAAATTACAAATCGGAAAAGTCGCTTAAAGCGTGTTACAGCAAATTAGTGAAATTGAGCAAAGGTAATCCGGCGATTGCGTCTCAAATCATAAATGAAGCGATTGCAAATAATTGGGCGGGATTCTTTGAACTGAAAAACAATAAAAATGAATATGGAAACAAGAAGCAAGCAAACTCTACCGATAGCGGCGATACTATCATACGGACTACCGTATTATGATGAGCCGATAGAAATAGGGAAACGCCCGGAATGGTTTAAAGCGTGTTGTAAGTACGTTTGTCCCGATTTTAAGATTGACAACTCCAATAAGAACCTAATGAATCAACTCTTTTTGTATACAGAAGGACGTGGTAAATTAGATACAAACAAAGGGCTATTGTTGAGGGGTGACATTGGGACCGGGAAAAGTACCATCATGCAGATTTTAAACCGATATGGGTATTTCACACGTGGCAAAGCGAAGGGTGGTTATCCAGTCGGCGGTTTTAGGATAGACTCGGCTTCCTTCATTGCGAATAGCTTTTCAATGCGTGGAAAGGATGCGCTAGAGTTGTACACATACAACAACGGTGCGCCGCGAATGATTTGTTTCGATGAACTAGGACGAGAACCAATCCCGGCGAAGTATTTCGGCACTGAGTTGAACGTGATGCAATATATTTTTCAATGTCGGTACGAGTTGAGACATGAAGCGATAACCCATGTAACGACAAATCTAACGATCAAGGAAATACAGACTATTTACGGTGCGTATATCGCGGACCGAATAAACGAGATGTTCAATGTTTTAGACTTGAATGGAGCTAGTAGAAGATAATTAAAATAAAGAAACTATGCGAAGAAGAAAAAAGAAATTCGTCTATTTCAAGAAAATTCCGGTTCGCGTCGATCTGGACCAATGGCGGCGACTAGACAAGATCAAAACCGACTACCATTTCAAGAGTACATACGAAATCATGCAGTACATTTTAGGCTGTTTTCTCCGGGTTGCTGATCCGATGCCCGACGATGACGACGAAGAAGTATTACCGGACGAAATCAAAGAAATGTTCTATGATCTATCAGAAGCAGAACGACATTTCGAGTATGTAAAACCAAAACGGAAACTACCACAGTACAAGGTGGACGAAATGCACGGACAAAAACGATTAGAAGGATTTTAATATGATTAGAAAACTATCAAACACAAACTATTTGCACGACGTTCCCGCAGAGCGGACCGAAGCAAATGAACGGAATCGGAAGTATATCGACCGATTTGTTTCAGAGAATTATAACGGCTTAGTTGCCAAGTTTTCACCTTTAGACGGTACGATAAATTCAAGCTCATACGGAGCACTCGACAAACTAAACGAAACGATCCTGTCACTTTACACTGATCCAGATTTGCACTTTTCAAGTTGGATCGAAGCGAAACAGTATCTATCGAGTAAGTTTACAGAAAAGGCGATCCGAGTTCCGGTGAAGAAGCCTGTAAAAAATGAAGATGAAGTTATTAACGAAGAGCAATAAAATTATGAGTAAAATCGGACTTATTGATGTTGATGGACATAATTTCCCGAATTTGGCTTTAATGAAGTTGTCCACTTACCATAAAACACAAGGTGATACGGTTGAGTGGTATTCTGGAATAGAACGCTATGATAAAGTGTATATGAGTAAGGTGTTTACATTCACGGAAGATGATGGTAGGGTAATACAGGCAGATGAAGTCGTAAGAGGTGGAACGGGGTATGATATAGTCTCAAAGTTACCCAAAGAAGTTGATCACGTTACAAATCCCGATTACTCTCTCTATCCAATGCACAAATTTAGTATTGAGTTTTTTTCACGTGGATGTATTCGAAATTGCCCATTTTGCGTAGTTAGGAGAAAAGAGGGAAAGATTGCCCCTGCTTTCCCAATGGAATTAAATCCGGCAGGGAAACACATTGAAGTATTAGATAACAATTTCTTTGCTAATCCCCAATGGCGTGATGCTGTATCGTTTCTGAATGCTACCAAACAGCCTGTTAATCTTCACGGAGTAGACGTAAGGATAATGAACGAAGAGCAAGCTAGCGCTCTCAATTCAATGAGATTGAAGGGTAGTAGTATTCATATTGCTTGGGATAATCCGAAAGACAATATTCTGCCAAATCTGAAAGCTATGATAAAGCAGGTAAAACGCTATAAAATCTCGTGCTATGTCCTGATCGGATATTGGAGTACACCAGAAGAAGATTATTACCGGGTAACAAAGTTGGCGGAATTAGGCATTGCCCCATTCGTTCAATGCTATCGTGACTATGATAACGAAAGGATTCCGGTGCAGTATGAGAAGGACTTTGCCTCGTGGGTGAATAAAAAAGCACGGTTCAAGTCGTTTGATTTTGCGGACTTCTCACCACGTAAAGGATTTAAATGTAGTCGGTATTTTAATTAATAACAATGAAAATATGAGCGAAAAAGATTTAGTAGATATAGGATTTATCTTCTGCGAGCACAAAGGAAGAAAGGCATACCACTACTTTGGTAAAAACAGAGTGTTTACGGCATACATAGAAAGAAACAGCGCAAAGCCTTATTATGCTGCCGTTTACAAAGTATGTGATGTAATGCAGTTTAAGAATTCAAACGACCCCAGAAATGGTAAGTATGCCTATTCATGGCTTACAGATGAACACAATGTTGAGAAACTAAAGAAGTGTTTAGAATTGAATGACAATTAACGTAAAACAATTTAGAAAGGAATATTATGGAAACAATAAAACTAACAAAAAAAGAAGAAGAGTGGATTAAAGAGCTAAAGAAATTGATGCGAAAGAAACCTAAATCATTAATCCTCTTTGCTAACGGTGATTTGAATATCCTGAAAGGAAGCAAGGAAAATCCTTCATGTGAAACGGAAGATGGCCGAATGGATAAAGATAGAATTGCAGATTCCATTTTATTTGCTTGTGAGGGTGGAGATTTTTAATAAACGAATAACTAATTTAGAAAAGATGTAATTAAGAGAGTATGAGCAACCTCATACTCTCTTAAAGTTAAATTAATGAGAATAAGGGTAGTAAAATATACTTCCATATTCCTAATAAAGTTCCAAGTTCTAAAGAGAACCAAATCATCTTTGTAATTAAAGAATCTTTTTTAACTGATGAGGTGGCACTACTATTATTCGTACCATACTCCATGTTAATCTTGATTTTTTTCCACTGGCATTTCAGTTTTAAATTAAACATATGTTGATTTTTTTAAAAAATTATTTTGCAGAAGCAAGCCTCTGCGGAAAGCTTATCTAACACTTTCTATACTAAATATATAATTTTTTAAATAAATGTCAATAGAAGATGAAAAAAAATAGTCAATTGCCAGAAAAAAAGTTGCTTAAACTCCAACAGCTCTTGCAGAGCTTGGATATAAGGGTGATACACTGATCTCATGTCTTTATTTGACTTTCATAAGAACCAGCTCAAGAAGGAATGGGATTGATATTGAAAAACTTATGTTGTGCCTACGTAAGTAAGCATGAGATTATAAACAGAATCAAATCAGAAATGAGCCAAACACAAAATCAATCAAAGTATTATTATTCCCCTCGTTTTCGTCACTTCAATATCTATCGTCGCGATCCAGACGGAGACACAAAGGTAGATGACGCGGCAACGCAGGAAGAGGCGAAACGGAAAGTCTACGAGTTAAACGGGTGGAATTACAAACCTAAAAATAACACGGTAAAATGAGTAAAGTAAAACAGTATATCGAACAAGCCACAAACGAGCGTATCCGCTCGCGTGGCTTAATCCGAAAAGTCGCTATCGAAGCGGCTCGGATGCAGAGAGACGAAACGAGGCGGCAAGCTATCGAAGTGTATAAACAAATGTGTCCGTCAAAGAATTGCAAAGGTTGTGCGAGTCGGATACATAAGCAGGAGACGCAATCGACTCGATGCGATGGAGATTGTGCACGGATTAGGTTACTTATTAACGGACTAGACCGGATCGAAGCGCTATGAGTAGAAACCCGCATTACATTAAGATGATTAACTCGGTTCGATGGAAACAGCTTCGAGCCGAGAAGCTACGAAACAATCCGATTTGTGAAGTGTGCGAGGCGAACGATCTAAGTACACTCGCAACGGAAGTGCATCACAAGACACCTGTTGAATCCGTACCGCATGAACTCGGAATGAGGCAGCTAATGTTTGATTATAACAACTTGCAAAGCCTCTGTCATGCGTGCCACTCCGAGATACATCGGTGCGCTTTCAGTCATTCGAAAGAAGCGATACAGGCAAATAATCGGAGGGCAACGGAACGGTTTGCAGATAAGTTCTTGAAATAAATATTTTTATCTGAAGATTATTGGAATAGTTGCAAACTGTTCTAATAATCTTTTTTATATTTGTACATTCTTAAAATATAATATTATGACAACAATAAGTAACGAAGAGAAAGAAGTACCTAAAGAGAAGGTTGATAAGGAAAAAAAATGTGGTATAATAATGCCGATTGCAGATACTAATGGTTATCCCAAAGGACATTGGACTGATGTTTTAAATATTTTATGCGAGGCTATGAATAAGACTATGTTTCAGCCTCAACTTGTTAGTGAAGACGATGCTATTGGACTAATCCATGATCGGATTGTTACAAATATATATAATAATGAAATTGTAATTTGTGATGTAAGTTCAAAGAATCCGAATGTAATGTTCGAACTAGGTATGAGACTTGCATTCGACAAACCTACTATTATAATTAAAGATAATGCGACTGATTATTCTTTTGATACAGGCGGAATAGAACATTTGCCTTATCCTTCTTCATTAAGGTTTCATGATATTGTATTGTTCCAATCTGCTTTAATTGAAAAAGTAGAAGCAACTTATACTCGTTCGCTAGAAGAACCGAAATACTCTCCATTCCTAAAAAGTTTTGGTAGAACATTAAAACCTTCCAAAATGACACCAACGGAAATAACAGAAGGGAATTACATATTAGATGAACTTGCAAAAATCAATAGAGAGTTGTTAGTATTGCGCAAATTGTATACAGATTCTTCGAATTTATATTATAATGGCTTAGTAAATCTATCTTCTAGAAGGTATGATAATAAACACATAGAAAGAATGAGTAAATTATATGATATTATATCATCCAGTGGTAAGGATTGTGAAATTGTAAAGTAGAACTATTTTTATTTATATTTTTTCCTCCGCCTTATCTCGTAAAGAGAGGGGGCGGTTTTTTTATTTTTTAACGCGATACGCGAAACCCACCTCACCCTGTTTTTACACGCGCGAGCAATTTTTGAAATGCTTTTCTTCTCGAACTTCCGCGCTACCAAATACTTGCGATCTTTTCATATATGCAAAAACGCATATAAAAATGAGTGATTTAGACGATATAAAAGAAAAGATTCGCGCCGCGATGAACTCGCAAGGAACATACACATCTGATTTGGATTTGTGTATAACTCTTTGTGCAGGTTCTTACATTGCGTTTAAGATCGCTCTCAATGACATAGCAAAGAAGAAACGTTCGTTTGTTACGGAAGTTTCTCGCGAAGGAAATAAGAAGCTCGTGGCGCATCCGGCTTTCAAAGTTTTATTTGATGCGCTCGAAGTTACTCGCAAACAGTTGCGGGAACTTGGCTTGACACTACAAACTTTGTCCGCGTCTGACGATGACGAGGTGAACGACTTAATAAACGAGGTAGATAAGATAGATCGCGATGGAGAAGGAGACTAGAGATAAACTGATTACATTAAAGCAGTCGGTTATCTCCGATTTGCATAATATCGACGTTGATTCATATAAGCTAGGTAAGGCGGACGAAAGATTAAACGTATATATAAAGGGCTGCATTAATAACCCAAACGCACACAATCTTTATGAGTTACTAGCCGTTCGTCGCTTCTTTTCATTCCTTGATAAATACGAATTTCGCATCAAGGAAGTTAAGAAATTCGTCACGTTTTACGAGCGTTTGAAGTTCTCCGGCACAAAGGGAAAGACTAGATACAAACTGACTCCGATACAGGTGTTTCAGTTCTCTAACATTCTTGCGTTTTACAAGCCCGGCACAAACAAACGTTTGATTCGTGAAGCTCTTTTATTCGTCCCGCGTAAATTCAGTAAGACAACAAGTGTAGCGAGTCTTTCGATTAACGATTTGTTGTTCGGTGATGCGAACGCACAAACATAGCCGCAAACTCATACAATCAAGCGAAAGTCTGTTTTGACGAAATACGTAATATTTTAAAGTCTCTCGACCCGAAGTTTAGACACTTCAAAATCAATCGAGAAATCATATATAACCGCATAAAGGGAAAAACCTCTTTTGCCCGTTGCCTTGCCTCTAACCCGGATAAATTAGACGGACTTAACGCAAGCATGGTAATAGTGGACGAGTATTCGCAAGCCGATAGCGCCGCGTTGAAGAATGTATTAACTTCCTCAATGGGCGCACGGCTCAACCCTTTAACCGTAGTTATTACGACCGCCTCTGACAAAGAGACAGCGCCGTTTGTGGAGATGCTGAAAATGTATAAAGCGATCCTACGCGGTGAGATCGAAAATGATTCGATATTTGCGCACATTTTTGAACCGGATATAGACGACGAAGAAGGGGACCCGGCGACATGGCGAAAGGTTCAGCCACACATGGGTATAACTGTTTATGAGGATTTTTATATAGACGCATATCAAAAGGCTTTATACAGTGCGCCGGACGCATTGGAGTTTCGGACGAAGTTACTTAATGTGTTTGCAGTTGATTCGACAACGAAATGGATCGAGGCGAAGCAGATCGAAGAACGATTCAAAGGTATTAGCATAGAGAATATCGGTACTTATCCGCTTACGATGGCGGCGGTTGATTTATCCGTTCGAGACGACTTTTCTACGGTTACCTATAATATCTATTCGAAAGAAGGCGGCTCTTTTCATTCGCATACGGATTACTATTTTCCGAAAGGAGCTTTAAAGGATCATCCGAATCGGGAACTCTACGAAGGTTGGGCGGAAGCAGGGTATTTGATTCTTTGTGATGGCGATATTATCGACTATCAGCAAATAGTAAACGATATATTATCACGGGCGAAGTATTTGCAAATTATGGGTATTGGTTATGACCCTTATAAATCGGCTGAATTTGTGAATCTACTTTCTTATTCGGTCGGTAGTGCAAGCGAATATATTAAGCCTGTCAAACAGACATACGGGACGTTTACGAGTCCGATAGAATCGTTTGAACTTGCCTTATATCGAAATAAACTCACATTCGATCCGAACCCTATTACGCCGTACTGCTTCTCAAATGCAGTGTTAGACGAAGATAGGAATATGAATAAAAAGCCAGTCAAGAAAACGCATAACGCAAAAATTGATTCGACGATAACAAACCTAATGACATTTCATTTATTCAATAATTACACCGAGTAACACGATAAGACTATGGCATTTGAACTTAATTTAAGAATAGGACGCAACAGAGAGGAAAAACGATCTCTACCGTCCGAAGAGGAAAAAATAGTAGAAGTTAGAGATAAAACAGCTAGGGAACAACCTGTTTCGGTAAAGTCTCCCGAACAGGCTATGCGGTTATCGACCGCGTTTAGATGTACTGATATTCTTTCTGGTACTATTGCTTCTCTGCCGCTATATATCAAACGTAAAGAAGATGCCGGAAACTACAAGGTAGATACCGAAAACGAGTTGCATTATCTGCTGACTAAAAAACCGAATAAGCGCATGAATAGTTACGACTTAATATGTAATGCAATTATTCAAATGGTTAATCGTGGTAATTCATATATTTTCATCAAGAGAATGTTCGGAGATACGGCAGAATTAATACTTTGCTCAAATAACTCTGTTACATACGATATATACAGGGACGAATATACTATTTGTGATGTAATAAATAAGATATATGGTACTTATCCGGCTGAAAGTATTATCCATCTGAAAAATAAGAGTCTCGATGGTGGGTATACAGGTGTTAGCACGATCACGTATGCAAGCACGGTTCTTTCGGTTTCTGCTAGTGCTGATAATCAGAGTTTGCGTACTTTTCAGAATGGGAGTAAGATTAAAGGTATTATTTCTGGTGTCAAAGGTGGGGGAAAGGGACTTTCTTCTGTTGGCGATAAACAGACTTCTGACGTAGCGGACCGAGTGGAAAAAGACTTTAATAACGGGAGGGATATAACTTCCGTGAGCGAGGACATGACTTTTACACAACTTTCAATAACTCCGGCTGACGCTCAGCTACTAGAAACTAAAAAGTTTTCCGTATTCGATATTTGCCGTTTTTATGGTGTTCATCCAGACAAGGTGTTTGCCGGACAATCTACTAATTACAAGGCTTCTGAAATGAGTCAAGTTGCTTTCTTGTCTGACACGCTCGATCCTATATTGTGTCGTATTGAGGCTGAATTTAATGCAAAGTTGATACCTAGAACTGTCTCTGGTATTTATAAAATAGAATTTGACCGTAAAGCCTTGTATAAAACAGATATAGCCACACAAACGGCTTGTATGGAGAAGGAGATACAATACGGCGTGTCAACGGTGAACGAATGGCGTGTATGCCGTGAAGATAAAGCGCCTATAAATGGCGGTGACATTGCGTTTATGTCCTGTAATGTTGCTCCGATTGACTCTCCTAAGATTAAAGGTGAGATTAGTAGCGAAAAAGACGAGCTACCAAAAACAAACGAAAAAAGCATAGAGTAAAAAGCAATGGAAATAAGGAGTTTTACAGAGCTAGGCGCACCCAAATTATCGGAGGGTAGAATTATTGAGGGGTACGCTGTTGTTTTTGGGAAAGAAAGTCGTGTGATGTATGACGAGGAAAGGAAACGCTTTTTTATTGAGGTTATCGAACATGGTGCAGCAACCGAAGAACTTATAACCCGATGCGATATAAAGGCGGTACTAGAACACGATAAACGTAGGCTTTTGGCTAGATGCCGTTACGGTTCCGGATCACTCGAATTAAATTTTGATGAATATGGCTTGAAATACCGATTCGAGGCTCCATGTACTAGCGATGGGAATTTTGCTTATGAAATGATAAAACGGGGAGACATATTCGGATCGTCTTTCGCTTATTACACTGATGATAAGGATAAAAGTAAAGTTTCATATACAATGAAAGATGGGATGCTGTTGCGTACAGTGCATAAGATTGATTATATATCTGATATTTCCCCTGTTTCAGACCCTGCCTTTTTTGGTACAGATGTAACAGTTAGAAGCCTTGAAAATATAGAACAGCTTCTTAATGGTGACACAAATAGTGATTATTTATCCGAAATAGAAAACTTAGAAAAATTTATTTGACATGACAAAACTAGAAGAAGTAGCTCTGCTTAAAGAGCAAATGAGAAATCTGTTATCACAAGCAAAAACAGAAAAAAGAAGTCTGACAGACGAAGAGCAGACTAAATTCAACGAGTTAATGACTCGTAAAAATCAGATCGTTATTGACGAGACTCTTAGAAGTCTGGAAAGTAGCAAATCTGCAATTTTGCCGGAAAACAAAAGAGCTATCTTTGCAAAGGCTTTATATGACGTTTGTAATCATCGTTCTTTGGAAGAATACGGGAATTTTGCTGATGCAAAGGGACTTAATTTCTCTATGCGTGCGGAGGGTGATCCTGTGAGAACAAGTTCAACCGATGCCGCTCCGATGATCCCGACAACAATCGGCGATATTATCGAACCGCTTGAAAAGGGGCTTATTGTTAATAAGTTGGGTATTAAGATGCAATACGGTTTGATTGGCGAATTGATGTTTCCGACATTGGCGGCTGTAGAAGCTACAATTGAAGGCGAGAACACCAAAATAAATCCGACAAAACTGGATATTGGTAATTTAAAGGCGCATCCGTGGCGTTTGGGTATTTCTATCCCATTGTCTAACGACGCAATTGATCAGACAAACGATGCTTTGTTTGATGTCACCGTTAAACAATTGTCTTTGTCAACTGCTCGTACATTGAATAAGATTATGTTTGCCGGAGAAAAGCAGGGACTTGCCTCAAAAGGTGTGTTTGTGAAAGATTCTCCAACAGTGGAGTATGAAGTTGCTCTCACATTCGAGGACGTTGTAGCGCTAGAAACCGCAGTAATGGATGAAAACGTAGATGTTACTGACGGAACGGCAGCATATATTTGCAGTCCGAAAATGTGCGGTAAATTAAAAACTACACGTATTGAAAAAGGTTCTCCCGAAATGGTTCTTAAAGACGGGATGATGAATGGCTATCCGGTGTACATGACTAATTACATGGGTGCGGATGAACTCGGCTTCGGTGTCTTTTCGAACGTTGGTATCGGTCAATGGGGAAAAATTCGAATGACTATTGACGATGTGACTCTAGCAGACACTAACGAAACGAAGTTTACGCTAAACTCAAAGTATGATATTGTTGTAGCTCGCCCAGAGGCATTCGCAATCGCGAAGAAGAAAGCGGTTGCAAAAGCTGCAAAAGCATAACACACTACTAACTACTTAAAAACGAAAAGGCTTTGGCTTCATAGCCTTAGCCTTTTTTCATACTTATAATTATGCCACAATACGTAACACTCGAAGAACTCAAACAGCATTTAAATGTCGATTTTGATACGGACGATACATATATAACCGAACTTATTGAACCCGTTCAACTTGCAATAGAGGCGTATTTAAACGCTCCGTTGGAAGGTTTTGCAAAGGAGGGGAAAATTGATCGTCGTATTTGGCACGCAATCCGCATACTTATTGCGAACTATTATGCTAATCGTGAATCGGTTACATTTGCCACACCGCAAGTAATACCGGGACACGTAGAACTATTACTGCAACCCTTAAAGCGATACACATAATGCAAGCGGGATTATTAAACGAAATGATCGGCTTTTATCGTAGTGAATCAATCCGGGATAGCCTCGGCGGTACGTCTGAAAGTTGGGTGAAAGTATTCGATAAGCGTGCGTATATCCGTTTTAAGTCTGGTGCACGAAAAGAGGCTAATGGCGAAATCTATAATACGACCGTAAACACGATAATGATTCGCATTTGTAAAGAGGTCAACGCTAAAATGCGGATCGAATACGACGGGCAGAAATATAAGATTCTATCTATCAATCACGATCGGAAGCAGCAGGCAACGGTCATAGAAGCGGAGGTAATCAATGAGTAATGAAAACTATACTGGGCGGAATTTGTATCGCGTCGAGGTAGATACAAAAAAGGTAAACGAGTTGTTGGACCGCTTGAATGATGATGAAGCAAAGAAAGCGATTAAATCAGCATTAAGAAGGTCTATTCTCATCATTCGCAAACAGGCGCAGGAAAATTTAGTTTCTGCTGTTACAGACGCGGAGTTTTCGAGTACAAAAAATGGTTCGACATTCAAACCGTTTAAGAATGAAATAAACGTAGCAG